GGCGATCCAGGCTATACGGCTCGGGCGTGTGAGGCTGCCCGAGCCGTCCCCGGTTCTTTACAAATAGAACCCAGGCTGCTTAAATCTTATCAAGGAGTTTTCTTATGGACCCGAATTACCCGACAGGCCCGGTCAGTAGTCGAAGGCGTTATGGCGTTGCTGGATCAGCAGATGCATCCGGTGGCGTCCAGCTCATTGCGGCCCCGACCGGCAAGAGTAAGCTCGTTATTAGCCAGCTATATGTTTCGATTGTCACCGGGGCAGCGGCTGGCGTCCTGCGGGTGTACCCCCTCGACACTTACGATGCGTCCGATACCAGCAACGATATCGTGAACATCCATTACGGTGGAGCCAGTTCAATCGAGTCCCTGTTCTTTCCGTTCCATTTCAACCCGCATATTATTATCCCTCACAAGGATAGCGGGGGCGGAGCACCGGATTCGGTCAATCTCATTACCAGCACGGCGGTCGCCATCAAGATCATGTACAACGGTTACATCATCCCCTAGGAGAGCCTCACCAATGGATTGGTTTTTAGTCATATATCTAACTCTTATAACAGCAGCCCTCTGCTGGTGGACCCGTAAGTTGATGATGGAGGTCCAGCCCAAGCAGGAGAAGCAAGTCATCGGCCTGGCCATGGCCGCGATTGAGCAGACCCTGAAGAACTCAGCCGACACCAGCCGGATTGGAATTCAGGCCCTGTCTGAATCGGCTGCTGTTTCCACCTCGACCAACCAGACCCTGGAGCGGTTGAGCCATGATATGGCCACTAAGGTTGTCCAGCGTGAGCCGGTGATCGTGACTACCGGCGACAACGGGTCACTGATCCCTCCACCTTCCCCTCAGTCTTTTGAAGAAGCAGATCGCCAACGCCTCATCCAGGAACGAATCGCCAACGAATACGCTGGCGGACTGGTCAATCCCGAGGATTTAGCAGGCGATGTCACTTGATATGCAAACGGGCTTGAGCTCTGCATCTATTGATTCCACAGATTGGAACGATCCGCAGTCCATAGCCGAAACAGTTAACGCCATCTGCCGCAATCGCGAATACAAGCGAGAGGCCGAGCGTTCAGCCATGATCAACCTGGAATTCCTCCAGGGCAATCAGCACTTGAAGTGGTCCCGCATTAACAGCCGTATGGAACGTGACTACGAGCGGCCCGGCTCCGAAGTCATTCGCACTGTCAATATTATCCTTCCTTCGGTCGAGCAGCGTCTCGCTCGCCTGGTCCGCCGCGATCCCGTATGGCGTGTCCTGTCTTCGACCGACGATACCTCCGATCAGGTCACGGCTAAACTCTCCAACGACGTCCTCAATTGGTATTACGTTGAGGGTCTAAAAATGTCCAGTATCATTCGGGATGCTGCGATGTGGGCCATGGCCACTCGGACGGTCTTCTTGTGTCCTTCATGGGACCCCAATGCCGGGGAGGAGATGGTTATCACCCCGGACCAGATGACTCCCCATGGAGCTCCGCCGCAGGCGGGTATTCAGGCCTTCGCCGAGATGTTTGGCGAAGAGGCCCTGGCTCAGGGCGGTGCAGTCCGCAAGACTGGCGACGTCGCGATGAGCATCGCCCCGCTGTTTGAGATGGACTTCTGGCCATTCAATATCATTCACTTCAACGATGCGGACATCTGGATTCGGTCCAGGATTCGCACTATCGGCGAAATAGCTTCCACCTTCGGTATGAAGCGAGCCCAGGTCCGAGAGCTGGCTTCGACCGAGATGGCTGGGACCGTATTCGAGGAAGAGGACTACAAGACAGCTTTGAGCAACGACACCGAGTTTAGTATCTCTCCTCGGATCGGCCCTGGCGACGGGAGCGACGGCGAGCTGGTTGTCCGCGAAGTATGGAAGAAGCCGGACCCCGACTGGATCGGCGGTCGACATGCAGTAGTGATTGGCAATACAACAATTAGACCGCCGCAGGATTTACAGCTCCGGTCCAGACGGACCCCGGTTGTGGTGCTCCAAGAGAAACCGTTGCCCGGCAAGCTCTGGGGAACCTGCACTGTCGACCAGATGCGGTCGATGCAGCAAGAGGCCAACCAGGCTATTTCAGATGAGGCCAATCATCGAAAGAATATGACCCACCATACGATGGTCAGAATCTCCGGTGACGTCAGTAATGATAAAGCCTGGCACACTCGCCCAGGTAAGATCAATATCGTTTCCTCGCCGGGCCATGTTCCCCAGGTAGTCCGCAGGCCGGAGATCGGAAACGATCCCAAGATTGCGTTTGAGCGAGCATTGCGGTCGATGGGTGAGATCAGCGGAACATCTCAGGCTGACTTGGGCGATCCTCGGGGAGCTGGGGTTAAGTCCGGGGTGGCCATCGCCGAAGTTAAAGAAACAAATGACATGCGTCTCATTGGGTTTGCCAACGAGATGGATGAGGCTATATGTACCGCCGGGTCGATGATACTTGAATTGTTGATGGACAATATGGTCGACACCAAGATCATTCATGTCATCGGAGAAAATAATCGGGGAGAAGTTAAGCACTTCAATGGTGAAATGCTTCGCCCGTCGAAATATGGGCAACCTGGAGCTAACCCTGCCAACCTTCGGGTTGATTCGTTTCGCCAGTTGCCTTCAAGCAAGGGGCAGATGTTCGCGGCCCTGGAGGTCCTGACTGGCGGTCAGCCGGTGCTCGATCCGGCGACCGACCGGGCGTTGATCGGGAAAATCCTGGACATCGGCGAACTCAACGAGGCCTTTGATGTTAACCGTCGCGATCAATCCAAGGTCAATGATGAGCACACCATGTGGCTCCAGGGTGGCCAGGTGGGTATGCCTAATGCCAGCGACAATGACACGTTCCATTACAGTGAGCACAAGCGATGGAAGCAGACAGAGCAGTACAAAATGGTCGTCCAGCAGTTCCCGCAGATTGCCCAGGAGATCGATCAGCACTGTCATATGCATGAAGTCGGGGTCTTGGAGGAGATTCTGCGACCTCAATATTTGAACCGTGAGGCCGATATACGGCTGTATCAGGAGTTCCGCCAGCGTCAGATGATGCAGATACAGCAGATGCAACAGCAGGGGGCTGACCCCCAGGCAATTCAACAAGCTCTACAGATGGTTCAGGTCATGTTGCCCGGTCCTTTGGCGATCATGGGGCAGATGCAAGAGCAACAGGCGGAGGCCCAGAAGGGCCAGAAACCGGCCAGAAAACCACAGGGTAAGAAGTCGCCCAGGACCTCAAAACCAGCCAAGCCACCAGAGACTGGTGGACAACCTAGTGTCTGATGGTCTATATTGTTCGTGTCGCCTGTTGCCTCGACAGGAAAATTTCTGATGCCAGATAGTACTGAAGACGTCTCCCTCTATTCGGACGACGCAACGTACAACGAGGACATGGGTCTAACCGCCGATGATTCCCTCAACAATCAGCCTAGTGTTTTAGACGAAGACGAGCCGGTCGTTACCGAGGTTGTTACCGAAGATGCTCCGGTAGTTACCGATGAAACCCCGGCCCCTGAGCAGCCGTCTGAATTCCAACAGCAACTCATCAATCAAATCCAACGCCAGAACCAGGTGCTCACCCAACAGCAAGAGCAGATCGCTCAATTAGGTGAGCGTGTTAACACTCCTGTCGTCGAGCCTGTCGCCGAGCCTGAGCCCGAGCAGGTTAACGATGAATGGTTGGTCAAACGGATGGCTGGTATCGAGGCGTCCCAGGCCAAGACCCAGGAGCAGGTTGGCAAATTCCTGAACATGGCCGAGGTTTCTCAGAATCAGACCTTGTTCCAGATCGGGGCCGACAACGCCAATACTGAGCTCGCTCGTCTAATTGATGTCAACCCTGCAACCAAGGGTGACGAAGTGTTGGCCAAAGAAGTCCGCGACGACGTCCTGAAGCATGTCGGTGGAAAGCTCGCCGGTCTGCGTGATGCCAACCAACTCGGCCAGGTAACTAAGCAGCAAGTCGAAGATGAGACGGCAATCGCTTTCAAGCACTACGCTGGGAAGTATGGTCGCCTTCGTCAGGACAAATCAATTCAAACAATCACGGATCGCGAAGCCGCTCGCTTGCGAGCTGGCGATTCTCCCGGTGGGTCACGGACGACCGATACCGGGAGAAATCTTAACAATGAATCGCTTTCGGACAAAGCATCTATGTTCGACAGGCGTATGGCAGAACTTAACGCAGGAAGACAGTAAGAAAAACAATTCAGGGACTGAGTCAAGGAGGACTCACCTATGGCAGCCGCCGTTGATCTAGCAACAATTAGTGCATTAACAAAAGAAGTATTTCCGTTCGGTGATCGCATCTTCAAGCAGATGATCAGCGGGGAGCCCGCCCTTGATTTAATTCAATCGGGGCCTAACGCCTTGCCTCAATTGGCTAAAAAGGAAGGTCAGTACGTCAAGGTCCCCATGTGGACTGGGCGGAACCCCAACCGATCCGTGGCAGTTTCGCCTGGTGCGTCACTCGCTGAACCGGGTGGCCAGAAGTGGGGAAGTGCCATCCACAACATCACCACTCAGAACCAGTCGCTATCAATGCTGGGTATCGTATTTGATGTGGCCGGTGGCGGTGAGCAGAGCGTCGGCTCGCAGTTGGCTCTGGAAATGGATGGTCAAAAAGAAAATATGCGACGGCGTCAGAACTGGCTTTTGCACCAGGACGGCTCCGGCGAATTTTCGCAGTGTGGAACAACGACTGCGACGAATGTAGTCCAGCTCGCAACTGGGGCGGACATGACCCAGTACGAGGTCGACCAGGAGATCGGTATTCATAATCGATCGACTGGGGCATTGGCCACCGGCTCTACCGCTGGCCAGCCGTTGAAGATCACTGAAGTCGATTTGGTTAACGAGCAACTCACGGTTAAGAAGCACGACAACACTACAGCCTCAATGACCACTTCCGCCAGTCACGGCGTCTATGGTTTTGGCGAGCAGGGTTTGCAGTGCAACGGTTTTGGCGTCTTTGTCAGCGAAACCAATCCAGACAACTGGGGTGGAAGCGGCAATGACCAGTATGGCGGGATCGACAAGAGCTTAACCCCCAATGCCTTCTGGAAAGGTAAACAGATTGATGGTGGCAACAGCATCTTCAATATCCAGGAGCATATTCAACCAGCTCACCGCGAAGTTCGCTTGCGAGCTGGTCAGGCCGGTGGCAATCATCGTCGGATGATCTGCTTCCTCCGCGAAGGCAACTGGCACGCCCTCTACAACCAGCTCCAGAAGGATGTCCGGTTTAGTGGCAATATCACTAAGATGGTACGAGGCGGCTGGGAAGCCATGACCTATGACCGGACCTTCTTCGTCTTAGACGACGATGCTCCGGTAACCAAGGCCCGGTGGGTTGATCCTGATAACACATACCGCTATGTCATGCGGATGCCTTGGTTCGATGACAAAACTGGGTCTATTTGGACGCAGCTCACCGACGCGATCAATGGTCGGCCTGTCGAATCGTACCGTGCCAACATCCTCACCCGTCAGCAGATGTTCACTACAACCAACTTGACTGCTATTGAGGTCAACAACCTCAACGCCAGCAACTAGACGGAAGGATGAATTGCTATGGCTTGGAATGACATGGGAACAGGCGGAGTCGGAAACACTGATCTTTATATCGGTGCGAAGATTCAGCAGGCTTACATCGAGGTGGATACGGGAGCAGCGACTGCCGGGAACGGCGACCTCGTCTTCTATCACCGTCATCAGGACGCCATCATCATGGATATTTCAGTTGTCTATGTTGGTGGGGACCCCTCGGGGCTCGGCAAGATTGATATCGGCGTGCCGACTGATCTCGATGCAATTGTCGATGAATGGAATACGGATGATGGGCTCGGCGGAGGCAGTGATGCCGTACTCAACGGTGGATCGGCAAAATCCGAGGGAGACGTTGAACAGGTCGACCTCGCAACCACATTGAAATCTACACTACAGGAAGACTACGGAATGCCGGTAGTCCCCAAGAATACTCCGTTGCTGATCGACTGCGACGGGGCCGGGGGCGGCAGCGTTTTCGTAGTGGTCACTTACATATTGAAGGATGACGACCACTAGTGTGTTGTCGTCTTGAGAGTGACCTGAACATTTAACCCATTTAGAACGGAGTCTTTATCATGGGTCAGTATTTTACATCAGCGGAAATGGCAACACTTCAATCGAACTCTGACAAGAACAGAGTGGCACAACTGGTAGACTACATTCCGAATGAGGTCTATTTTGTTCACAACACTGACGGGTCCGACGTCGCGACCCGCGACGGCAAGACACGGGACCTACCGTTCGCGACACTGGATTATGCAATTAACCAGTGTACGGCGAGCAAGGGCGACGTCATCGTGCTCCTGCCTGGCCATACGGAATCCCTGTCCTCGGCTTCAGCCGCGACCATGGATATTGCAGGCGTCACCGTGCTCGGCTTCGGCAACGGGGCTGATCGTCCGACGATCACCTTCGACACTGCTGTTGGTGCGAGCCTGGTGGTTTCGGCGGCGAGCTGCGTGTTCAAGAACGTATTGTTCCTTGGCGGCGTCGACGCCTTGACTAATCCATTGAGCATCCAGGCATCCGACTTTTTGCTGAAGAATTGCGAGTACCGGGATAGCACTGGTCAGGCCACCGATTGTATCGTTGCTACGGCAGCCGCCGACCGCATGAAGATCGACGGTTTGGTATTTCGTGGTTCGGCAGCCGCCGGGGCTAACTCTGCAATCGCATTAACCGGATGCACTGATGTTGAGATTATCAATAGTGATATTGATGTTGATGGCGACGTCGGCTGCATCGATTGCCGGACGACTGCTGTTGTTGATCTGAAGGTCAATAACTGCAAACTTCGCAATCGACATGGCGACGATATCTGCATCATGGACACCGTCACCGGCTCGACCGGAATCATGGGTCCGGCACTTGATCTGCAACTGGAAGATGACGCCGCGAACGTCACTACGGCGATCACTGGTGCGACCTTCCGAGTTGTTGGTGAAGACGTCACGGTCGGTAATGCTGCCAACCAGAAGTCCCTGGCCATCAACTGGACTCCGGTCGCGGACTCCTAAGATTCACCTACTTACCACTTGGCTCGCTAGGCGGCGGCTGGTTCAGGCCTGCCGCCGCCTGGTTTTTATACAGAGGCTTCATAATGACTCCCAGATGCTACGAGCGAATGTTGGATTTCGAGAAACACGGTCCCATGGGTCCACTGTCCGGTGGCATCCTGGGCGATCTCCCCGAGGCGATGTATGTCGGCGGAGAGGTCGATTGGAACCTGACCGCCGCCCTGGAGAAGCTGGACCCTCGGCTTCGAATTGTCTATGACCGATTCACTGCACCGAACCAGATGAGCCCGGCTCACCATGTCATACAGATCACTCAGCCGGGCGGTACGGACTTTGATAGCGAGTTCCGGCTTATCTTCAGTTGCCAGTTCGACGTCGACCAGGAGTGGCCTCACGGCGAACCAAGGATTCCAGGCCAATGGGTCATGGACGAATTGCGGAGCCGGGACAAAGCCAGCCGCCAGGGGAGCGAAGAGCGGATCGATGCCGAGATTTTCCACGAAGCCGTGGCTGAGAGCCGGGAACGCAAGGAAGAGGGCAAGAAAGCTGATGTCGAATTCAATAAGCAGATCGAAGAAGAGATCGTGACGCCTTACCTCAAAAAGAAACGAAAGCCACCGAAGGCTAAGAAAACCAAGTTCCATAAAAAGGCTTCATATTCAGGCCAGAAGGTTGCGAGATAGTCATGGCGAATAAAGTAATTGTAGAAGCGAAGTTCCGGTTGCAGACCAATGACTTTGATAGCGGCCCTGATCAATACAACAAGGGGCCGGTCAGGTTCACTGTTGCCGGAAACATCTACTTCGCCGGGACGAAGTCATGTCCGGCAGCGGAGACGGTCTTCACTATGACCCCAGTGACGTCACCGAGCTGGGCATACTTCGAAAATCTGGACGACACTAATTGGGTTGAAATGAGAATAGGGCAGGGCTATCAGGCATTTGCCAGGCTGCCAGGCGGGGGTAGATTTTTCCTTCCTATGGCTCCTAATATCACTTGTGCTGGTGCTGCCGCAACTACCGACATGTACACCCAGACCGCAGGTTCCGCAGTCGAACTGATGTATTGTGTCACCCAGGCTTAGACAATGAATCAACATGGAATGATACTCCTGGCACGCCGACGCATCGATGACCGCCGACACACTCGGTGGTCCGATGAGGAGATTGTGTTTGAACTTAACCGAGCGGCTGTGTTCATGGGTACTCTACTCAACCTGTATGCCACCGATCACCAGTTGATATCCACGGCCACGATCACAACGGACGGCTCTGCAAAAGAATTCATCTGCTCCTTTGATGACGGCCTTGGTGATGAGTTCAGTGGTCACAATTATTTCAAACGGGTTTACCGGGCGATCAGGACTGACACATCCCAGGACGAGCCAACCAAACAGGTTAAGGCTTTCAATGAAACCAGGTGGTCATACTCCAGCGGGTTCGACGACCGCAATCGCCTGGTCTGGTGGCTCAGATACGATGTCGATATCCCGAATAACGAGAAGGATGTTTATGTAGTATTCCCAGTAGTACACGCCAGTGGCGTTGTGATGAAGCTCGAAGCGATCACTAACATCCCTGTCTTCGGGAACGACGAAGGCATTGTTCAAGATATCAGCCAGTCTTATCCAGGCCTTCCTAATTATCACCATGAGTTTCTGGTGCAGAGGGCCGTAATCAACTTACTGAACTCTGACGACACGCTGATGCCTGGAGCACAATCGATTTACCTTGAACTTAAAAACAATTTTGTCCTCGACCAGTCTGTAGGTGATGGGGTTGTTCAAGAAGCTACTCAACCGGACGATGACTTGTTCTTCCACAATTGGTAACTATGAATGGCAAGAAAAAATGCAAAGCGGTTCGCACACTACGGTCAATTCTCCGGCATAGATGAATTGACTTCGCGGGACCTTTTGCAGCCAGGCCAGCTTTCAAAAGCATTTAACATGGAAGTCTATGGCGGCAAGATTCGCCCCAGGCGAGGGCTGAAAGAACTCCCTATTCTCAGTACCAATTCTATAGGCGACCGGCTCGCCACAATACATGCAATCCCAGACGAGGGCGGCAATGGGCCTGATACACTTCTTCTACAAAGCATAGGTTCAATTGAATCGAAGCTCTATAGGTATGACCCCCTGGCTGATGACCAGCTCAAAGCGATATCTGATGTCGGGGCAGCTCAGTTTAATTTCAGCCTAGGCCAGGAAGCTGAATACGCTGACGCCGGGGGCTGGACGCTTATGGCTGCATCCAAGGACTCTCTATCCAGAGCAGCAAGTATTTCTCTAGATTTGACAAATCTTAAATTATATTGGACCGACAACTTGCTTGGCACTCTTTCCAGGTCAGACTTGGATGGGACTAACGCCGAGATTCTTCTTGAACATCTTGACGGGGTTACTGACCTTGATATCGATCCAGCCGGTGGCAAGGTTTATTTCTGCGAGAGACGTAAAGGGGCTATTGTTCGGTGCGACTTAGACGGCGAGAATTATAAGGTCTTATTCGATTCTGATGACGGGCTGGAGTTCCCGGTGAGTATCGACCATGACCATACAAGCAATGAGGTTTTCTGGGTTGACAATGGAACTCAGAAAATCCAGAAGGGGGCTGAAGATGGCAGCGGGAGCGTGACCGACCTGGTCACCACAACTGGAGCCCAGGAACTTGTAATCGATGTGGCGAATGATGATATCTATTTCTCCTCCCTGGTTGGAGGAAGTTTCGCTATCAGAAAATACGATAGTCATGCTGCGGCGGGGACAGTCACTCAACACATAACCCTGACTAATCCGACTACCCAATTGATTGGTGAGTTGGAACTAGACACAACGAATAATAGAATCTACTTTTCGGTAGGTGGTCTGGGAGTATTCAGGACTGCTGACATGTCCGCAGAGTCAGCCCAGACAAAGGTCTTTGACAAGGATGACCGGGTAAATCCTAATGATGGCCATGTGTCAGCCCTGGCTATCGACGCACCGAATTCAATGTTATACTGGGGTGGCAGGCAGCCTCAGGGCCGGATAAAAAGAGCGACCATTGCTACTCCTATCAAAGAAGAGGATGAGTCTGTCCTTATCGAGAGCACCCCGGTCATGGCCTATGCCAGTGTTAATCGGGTCGACATACTTAGGCTCGCTGGACTTGCGGCCCCCATCAAGAGTTTTGGTTTTAATGCGGCATCTGAAATAAGCGATAGCACAAACACTCCCGCTAATGTAATAGCCGATGTTGGAACAATCTTCGGGTATAAATTCACTTATTACGATACCACCTCTGGATTGGAAAGTGATCCATCCGCCGAGCTTGTGGCTGAAGCATTGGGGACTGTCGCGGAAGACACGCATTCCATGTTGATCCACTGGTCTGTCCCGGCAACCTGGTACGGTCATAATTCTGGAACCAAGCTGGATTTATTCGCAGATAAGATAAGAATCTACCGGCGTGTAATAAGTACTAACCAGGAATTTGACTGGAGCTTTGTCGATGAGGTGGACATTGATGCGGGGGCCGAGAAGACGGCTTCCCAGAATGAATTAACTAATAATACGTTAAGCATGGAAGTCGACGGCACGGATCACTCAGCCGCCAATTTCGCAACTGGAATGGTAAGTAAGACTGTTGTTATTACCAGTCCAGGATCAAGCACCGTAGCTGCTGGACAGACCAGGACGATCACTCAATATGATCATTCAGCCGGAGCAACTCCGAGGTTGATTACTGTCAACGCTGCGTGGAAGACCCCGGCTGGTGCCAATACGGTTATCAAGAATGATACTAAATATAAAATCATTGGCTCTTATGAGGACTTCAAAGATGCCACTGAAATAAATAAAAGCAGGCCAGTTCCCAAAGACCATGGCGTCCCTCCCCCTTCTGCATTCATCGAAGAGTTCAAGGGCAGGGTTTTCTATGTTCCGCCCAATGGCCGGACTGTTTACTACAGTCTACCTTTTCAACAGGGAGATGGCCGAAGCGGTGCTGAGTATGTACCTGCATACAATTTCGACGTTCTGCCTTCAGGGGGAAACATAACAGCCATCAAGGCGTTCGGTGAACAGTTGATGATCTTCACCGAGGAAGAGGTCTACACCATCGACATCTCGGTGATAGATGACGAGGGCTTGGCGTTCATCAAGATTCGCAACGCTGCTGGCTGCATAAACAACCGGACCATTGCTGTATCTTCGGCCAAGACCGGGTCTATGTCGGTACTTTACTACGCCAGTGCATCAGGAGTTTATATATTTGACGGCGTCAATGCCACGATGATCAGTGCGATCATAGCTGATACCTGGGCGAGGGTTTCAGAATCAACTTGGAAGCATGACATCAATATGAGCAATGCGACCGCGATCTTCGATCCGAATTATCGAAGGTATATTTTGTTCTATGTTCTCAGGCTCGATGAAGACACTCTCTCTGTTGACAAGGAAACACCTAACCGCAATGCCTTGGTTTGGGATCAAGACTCCCAGACCTGGATGAACTGGGGTTTTGGCAAAGGCGTTGTTGGGCCTGAAGCTTTTGAACATGGCACACTGTCTCTTGCCGTCTTCAGGGATACCGAGGGAGAGATTCAGCTCTTAGGCGGTACTACAGACAGAAGGCTAACTAAATTCTCCAGGCCTAAAGAAGAATACTTCGATGATAACGGGGGCCAGATATCCTGGTTTTTCAAATTGCCTGAACTGAGTTTCGGAGATCAGTCCAGCAAGAAGAAGATAAGAGACATAAACAGTTCATGGAGAGTAGATGATCATCCTGATTTAGACGGAGCTTTCTCACATGTATCAATTGGGTTGAAGCCGGTTATAGACAATTTGATAACTCCAAGGTTAGAGAAAAAGTTTTTTGTTATTGCCAAGGCCCCGGTCGATGAAGATGGAGGGCTTATCAATCCACCTCCGGTTAATCATCCTGACTATGTAGGAGTCGAGGACACTCCGTACTATGTTGGAGCTGAAGCAAAAAGCATCAGCCTGGAATTCTCCGGTAACGACTCTCATCCGATTTCGCTCTTGGGCTATATGATCAACTTCACAGACAAGGGGCTGCGTGGATGATTCATAAACGTGTATATCCCTTGGAAGACGAGCGGCTCCGAGATGAGTTCGACCGGGTCGACGACAACCTCGTCAGGTTATCAATGATAATTCCTACCGGGATTTCCATTACATGGCATGGAGAAAAGACTACAATACCCGAGGGCTGGCTGCTTATGGATGGGCGGCTGGTCCTTCAATCCTCACATCGAAACTTATTCCAGAAAATAGGTCACATCCATTTTGCCGAGGGTGACAACCTCGATGATGAACTGTTCAGGCTTCCCGGTACAGAACCGGGTGACCTCGATAAGTCGTTTGAAATAATTAAGACATGAGGTGAATTATGGCAGATCAACCAAATGCAGAACCCGGTTACGGCGAAGAGGGTTACTATGACCCGTGGGACCTCCTCGGCAATACAGCGAACTTTATTGGCGACATATTTCAAATCCCATTCGACATCGCTGGCAATTTCTTCGGTGCGAATGATGCGGCCAATGCAGTTCAGGATGCATCACTAGATGCGATGCCCTCAGTTGATAATCTGGTCGAAACAATCAATGAGACATCTGATACTGGACTCGCCTCTATCCAGGATGACTTCACGATCTCACCGGAGGAAATTCAATCCAATTTGGCCAGGTTCGACGAAGTCTTTAATACAGAAGGCTTAACTGATGAAGATAAAGCCAGGTTGCAGGTTGAGCGACAGAATTTTTTGAATGCCATGGAGAGCGGTATTCCCCAGGCTGAAATCGATTCATACATTTCCCGAGCTGCTGGAACCGGGGGTAATCTGAAGACACTCAATCAGTTTGGTCAAGACATGGGTGGGCTCCTGGGGAACGTCAGGGAGTTCGGTCAAGGCCGAGTCGATTACCGCCAGGGTCAGTTCGACCGCTACGAGGGGATCGCGGCTGACCCCAACAAGCTTCGCTCGGACGTCGACCTCGGCTCCGCCCTGCGTGACGCTGAGTCTCAGATCAACACCCAGATGAAAGGTACGATTAAGGGGGCCAACCAGCGAGCTGGTCAGCGTGGAACCGGGTTCTCTGGCAAAGCCTTGATGACCGACATAGGAGCCAGGCAGGCTGCCTCGATGGGCCGGACTGGTGCATTCCAAGGTCTTCACAAGAACGTCGTTGGCGAAGGCGGTCTTCGCGACACGGCATTCAATAATTTAGGCACAGCTCAACAAGGGCTGTTTGGTATAGATCAGAGTATTGCCAACCTGCCAGGCACACTCCAGGATGCCCGTAACCAAATATACAGTGGCGGCTCTTTCGACCCAATGGGGACATTAGAGTCTGCGGTCAACCTGGAAGGGATGGACCTCGGGGTCAAGCTCGGGTCTGGCGGAATGGGTTGGGACATGCTCAACCAAGCAGCGGCCCCAGGCCAACAGAATCAGAATATGTTATTCCAGGGAATGGCGAATGCGTTCTTCCCAGGTTTTTTCCCTAGTGGAAAAGAAGGAGGATAGACAATCATGGGATTCCAAGGATACGGATCACAAGGTTTAGGACAAGGGTTTAGCTCACTGGGTGGCAACATGGGCAACTCGGCTGCAACTGGACGTCTAAATATGTCCTTGCACCACGATATGATTCAGAAGCGAGCAGAGCGTTCTCGCCGCAAGGCTGATATGGAACGCCAGATCAGAGCCCAACGCCAGGCTGCCCGTGAGCAGGTCGGCCTCGACTGGGCGAAGATGATACCCAATGCCATCGCCGGTGGAGTTACCGGCGGAACTTCAATGGGCGGGGCATTGAAACAGACTGGGGTTGCCAAGGGGATGGGGACAGGTGGAGATGTTTCTGCACCGACCAACCCCGGTATGGGCATGTCTGATATTGCGACATCCAACCGCCAGATCATGGCAGACCCCAACTCTTCAGTTAACAGTTACCTGAATGACACTGGAGATTTTGCACCAGGCGGCACTGGTAAAGTTATATCTCCTGATGCAGGAAAAGGCTTAGACCTTGGTATCGGTTCAAATAATAGTAGCAATCCGTATGGGGCTCAGATGCAACAGTTTGGCCCACCGAAGCCGGGCAGTATGGGTATGATGCCAGGCGACATGATGGGCGGCAGCGGCCTGGGTGGCCATGGTGGCCTCGGAATGGGCGGCGGCAATAGGGCTGGTATGAGTGGCGGCGGAACGCTCGGGATAGACCTCCCCGGCAGCCTCACTCAGAAATATGCCCGTGATGCCGTGGATCATGTTGCCGGTGGATTGTCTCAGGACGCAAGGAGTTCAATGGTCAACGAGATCACAGGTCCGCAGGCTCCTGGCACAGGCAACCGTGTAGATTTAACTAAGGGTGATGCCAAGCGGCGGATGCAGCGGCAAGCCCAGGCTCAAGCTGCGTACCAGCAGGCTATGAAACGGGCTCAACCCAACGGTGGACTTCCGCCGGAGGTCGCACCGTTTATCGCCGGAGCTGGGGTCAATCAATTCATGCAGGGCCAGCAGCAGCCGGGGTTCAACAAGCTCCAACAGCAAGGGCGAGGCACGCAGGGGATTATGCCGGATGGAGCCCAAGGTTTCGTAGAGGGCGAGCATGACTGGATGAGAAAGATGAATCCTCAACCGAGGGGCAATGGAATCTTCATCAATGGCAAGGAAGGACAGAACCCGATGTACCGGGGCCAGTCCCCACAAGGTATAAATGGAGCGGCCCAGCCTTACCTCGACGCCGCCTATCGACAAGCTCCCCAGGCAGCCCCAAGCCAGTACCCGTTCGGCTCGACCAGGACGTCATCCTCATTGCGAGGTGCGTTGATGGGTTTCGGGGGTCCCGAGTATGTGAAGATGGGGCTTGATCGATATGACTCCAACCGGCAGTACGGTTTAGACTCTGCGTTGAATGCCAGCAAGATTGGGTTGAATGAATACAAGATGATGACCGAGCAGGCTAGGGCCAGAGGAATCAATGAAGAGACGGTCACTGAGCAGGTAATGCGGGAACCGAAGTTCACCTCTGAATACTTCAAGGGCCAGGATTACTTATCGAAGTCACTGCTGAGTGATGCGAAGACTCAGACTGAAAACGAAAGCCGACAGCCTAGTATCAATCTGATCAATGAGAAGACTCAGACTGAAAAGGACAAGCAGTCTAAATATGGCAAGCAAGGTAGTCTCGCCGATTCTAGGGCCAAGCTCCAGGATGAGATCAGGAAAACCATCGCACCCGAGAGCAAGGCTGATATTGCACTGACCGATGCCAAGACTGCTACCGAAGGAACCAAGCAGAATCTCAACATTCAGAAGACCGCAGAGTCCGCTGCCGGTACAGAAAATAAATACCAGCAGGCTTGGAACAATTACTACAAAGGCCTGAGTTCTGAAGTCCAGGCTGGAATAGACCAGGGTAAGCTAACCGGCGACCAGTTGGTCGACCTAGTAGAGGATCAGTCTCGGGAGCTTCCGCCGGACGAGGCACTTAGACAAATGCTCGATATGGCCAAGAAAGATAAGTCCATCGGTGCAAGAGACGTATTGAATATTGTCGAGCAGATCAAACAGCGGAAGCCTGAATGGATGACGTCCGAGGAGCTTAAAGCCGAAGAGCGTCGGAAGCGTGGCGACCAGGCTGTAGATATATTGGGTCAGCTATTCGGTGGCGGAGGATAATTAAAATGCCGCTCCCCCCGGTAGATGAAGAGCTCCGCAAGCGAAAGCGGTCCCAACAGTGGATGCCGCAGCCCGAGCCAAAGACGTTTGACCAGTACGCTGCGTCACGGGCTCCTGGGCTGCCCCAGGCTCCAATGGGACCGCCAGTAGTCTCTCAGCCGTTACAGAGCTTCCCGACCCCTTACAGACCCGACGCTGTACGTCCTGATGGATCGATCAAAGGCCCTGGCTTCCAAGGCACATTCACCAGGCCGGATGGGCTGGACATGACCGAGTTCTCGGTGAACGTCGACGGTCGGGAGATTCCGACCATCACCTCGACCACTTCGTACTCGGATGTCGAACTCCTAATGAATGTCCCGCCTGGCAGGCCGGACCTGATCCCGCAACACATTATCGACAACGCCAACGAGCACGCCCTCGGTCGAGAGACACGGGGGCTCTCCGCTTTCTTTAATGCCGACGAAAACTTGCCTGGTTTGCCGGAGATGGGTTTCGCCCCGCAGGATCAAGGTCTGGGCCTACCGAGCCCCGACACTCTGTTTGATGTCAACCCGGCCCATCCGAGCGGCGAGCTGACTGACGATGGAACATATGACCGGTCAATGCGTAATGCAGGAGCACAAGAGACGCCGAGCACTGTCGGGTCGACTGACCGGGAATTTGCGGTGCTTGAAGGACTCGGTGGGGCGACAGGTTCAATAATTCACCCCGCAGCCAGGTGGCTAGAAAAGATTGGCCTGTTAGACAAAGGCACGGCCATTGCCAGTGCGGTATTGCCAGACTTCATCACTGGCGGCATGGATCGATATGAGATGGCTGACGCACTCACTGGAGAAGGCGTCCAGGAGATGCTCGGCGGTTTCAAGTCTGATACCAAGAAGGGTGAGCTGGAGAGAATCTTTGCCAAGAATGCAGCAGAGATTGCACCGTTTGTTCCGTTCCCCGGCAACCCGTTATTGGGTACTGCCAAATTAGGCAAGAATTTATATCAAGGGATAACGAAGAGTCTTGGCCTCGGTAAGATTATTCAGGGCGTAGCCGGGACATCTGGGTTCCTATCAGCTCTTACCGCATTTCAACAGGGCGGAGATGTCAACGCCAAAGAGATAGCTGGGGCTCCTGTAGAATTTGTTAAAATGCTCGGCAAGATGCCGTTTGAAATCTGGGCGTCATCAGATCAGGTCAATGATCCAAATCTATCCGAGTATCAAAATGAAATCCAGCGGATGCACAATATGGGTGAGGCCACCAGGTTCATTGCAATGGTTGCAGGATTGAAGCTTGGCGGCGGCTTCGGGTTTAAGCATGGGGGCAAGACCAGGTTAGACCGTAAGGGTATTTCGCAAGAGAGTCTGAGCAGAGCTCAGTATTCTAAGGTATTAGACGGCCTGGAGAATATGAAGCTAGAGCGGTATATCAGCGAACAGCAATACAGAGACACAATTGATCGATTGAACTCCAAGCGAATTGACCAAGGCGAAGAGCCGGTCGACGTTCCGAGAGTAAGCAAATTGGAACAGTCGATAAGAGATTATGAATCTAGAGCAGAATTTACTGTACCCGGTGTGTTACCGGGTCAAGCCTCCGGTGGCCGACTACCAGAGGATACCGAGGCTGATAGCCCCGAGCTCCAGGTGGTCGAACAGGGCAAGTCCCCCCTATCGGCCCCTGGGGCTTCCGGGGCGACTCTTAAGGATTCGCTTAATCTCTCAGCCGACCAGGCCATCGAGCGTATCACCAAACGCCAGGGCGGCTACATCAAGTCCAAGCTCAACCCGTTGTTCAATACCGCCGACCTCCCGGACTATGCGATCATCGGAGCGGCGAAGCTCGGGGCTGGCACGATGACCCTGGCCGAGTTCAGCAAAGAGATGATCAAGGAGCACGGCAAAGACATTAAGCCATATGTGGCTAAGTTGTTTGAGGATTCTACAGAGATCGTTAAGGCTCACTCGACGTTGAACAGGAGCCTGGAACAATACAAGCTGGTCTACCCTCACCGGCTGGAGCCAACGAAGTACAACGCCCCGAGGGACACCGGGGTATCGGTCCCCACTGCGACCGGGGGCAAGTTCGAATCGCTTCGCAAGGGCAATGTGAAGTCTGGCACGCTACCGACAGGAGCGGAGATTTTAGCTGACTTCGAGGCAGCCAAAATATCTTCCAATAATCCAAATACGATAATGAAGCCCCCGTCCGAAGCGTTTATTCACGAAGCATTGAGAGGGACCAATGAATCCAGGTTCTGGTATGAACTCTTTTCTGAAGGTGGTGCAAAGAAATATCTCAGAGGACTGAGCCCCAAGGAGATGGAAGCTTTCTTCAATATGATCTCTGCGACCAGCCAGAATACCAAGGTCTTAGAGAACATGTCCAGGACGCTTTCTGCTACAGCCGAGGGCATTCAGGGTAAGAAGGGTTTTATTACTGACTTCTTAGACAAAGGCCCAATTGGCAGAGCGATCACTGGGGCAATATCCGGCGGCGACCGGCTGAAGACAAGCAACTTTGTCGACACGATGCTTTACCTGTCTGGGCTTAAGAAGGTGATCCCAGGTCCGACTATCGATGTAATAATGAACAACATGTTTGGCGGTAAGAAGGGTGCAGCCGTCAACGGGGCAGACTATGAAACCGTATCGAAGTTTCTTAGTCTACAAGCTAAAAGGCTTAACAAGAATCTGAAGCCAGGAGAGGAGCCGTTCCAGACCTGGCAGCTCCAGGCGTTGTACTGGATGAATCGCGACGTTATCAAAAACGCCCCTGCACATGTGGTCGGAACATTTGAAGAAGCCTTCGTTCACCAAATAGGGGAACTGAAGAAATTCGGTATCAAGGTTCCAAGTGACAAGAACGGGGTTGAGTATATAGACAGGAATGTACTTAATCATCCGAGCTTCACCTATGCGGTGCGAGGGGTTACGGCCAAGGAGTTTGCAGATTCAAGCTTTATGACGGCTGAGATGAATACCCTGCTCACCCCGCAGGGAAAGAGAGCCCGTGAGTTGGCGGCTGAAGCCCGAGCGACAGGCGACCCCAAACTGGTTGCACGGGGTCTTGGTGGTAAAGGTGCTAAGGATGGGTACTGGCACATACAAAAAACTCTGGCCACTGACCTGTTTGAAACCAAGGGCAAATACAAAACAATTACAGGAAAGATAGCTCAACATAAAATCTACACCTGGCTATATGCTGCTATCACTGGTAAGAAGCCTGACCTGTCGGCAAAGGGTGGCGATCCCAAGACGACGGACATACGCAGGATCGGAGTCGGGGACCAAAAGGCGACTGAGACAAATGTCCGGGGCTCGACCGGGTCATACCTGGACGCCACCTCGATGATCGTCCGAGTGCCGATGAAGGGAGATGCCACGCCCAACCAGAGGCAAGCTGTATTGTCATTTGTGGGTTTATGGACAGACCAGGACGCTGCCGCCGCACACAAGATTGTCGACATATCCAAAGGAACTAAACATAAAGACACAACTCCAGTCCCTAGTGTATTTATTAAGGGCTTTGAAAGTAACCTCGTTGCTTCCGAGGCTATTAAAAAGGAGCTTAAAGCCAGGGGCTATGCTAATGAAATGATCACCGAGTGGAGTGCGGACGGCACTCGATTCGACTTGGTCCCCACTGAAAAAGAGTTTGGCAAAAAAACTAAGATAACGGAAAATGAATTCGCTGACATAGTTATGAAAACCCTTCCTGACCATGTTCAGAACATGGCATCTGATATGGTTGGCTTCAAAACAAAATATGGCTATGATTATATTCCCGACCAGGCTGCGATGAAGGCCAATATACACAAGTTAAAGGAGAAGCTGAGAAATGCCGAACCAAGAAACCAATACTGGCTTGACCGAATCCCTAAAAACCAAAGAAAACTCCTCGACAAATACTTCCCCACCGAAGCCGAGCGAGTCGAGTTCTTCGAGTCCGCAGGAGACTTCGAGTGGCTCGACAAAAAGGTTGCTTCCGAAGTACACCGAAAAATTCTTCGAAACGCTCAGAAAGGATCAAGACTGGCGAATATCGCTTTCGAAGAAAGACAAATCAAGCAAGCGGTAGACAAATACAACACCCGTCTTGATGCGTTCAGCGATGCCACCGAAAAAGAACTGAACGAGTTCTACGCCAAGAATCCCGACAAGATGCCGGAGCACCGCAAGGTTTTACCTGGCCTTGTCGGCAAGGCTAAACAGGCAGGCAAGGAAGCCGAAGTTCGCCTGGGCAAAAAGATCGCATCATCCGCCGGATCGATGAATGCGTTCATCAAGAACCCGGACATGATGTTCGATGCAGCCGTATGGGGTGCGGCGAAAATCGTCACCGGAACTTTCAAGGCCAACCAACTCAAACAAGAATTCATCGCCAGGTACGGCGACCAGATCGGGACCCAGGCCGACGCCCTGGTCAAGGCGGCTGGTATCTTGGCCAATGATCACACTCCCTCTGAATGGAAAAAGACTGGAACAAAAACTCGCATCCTCGGGCTGATGGGTAAGCGTGATGAGAAAACCCTCACTGAAGCCCAGGCGTTAACGGCTGGCATCAGGAAGTCCGCCGAGTCGGCTACCAATGCATTCAAGGCTGCGATCAAGCAGAACGCCGAACTGATCGATGCCAAGGAAGACATGATCGCGACCGGCGAGCGGCTGATGGGTGAAGCAGCCATGCAGCCGTGGATGAAGAAAATACGAACGGCTAACTCTGAAGACCGCCTGAACCAGCTCGCTGACATGATCGGTGCATCCATCGCGAAGGACCCGAATATCGGGGCCGGTGGAAATCTCGTCTCCCAGAGGGATGCCCTGGTCAGCCGACTGAAGAGCGAAGGGCTCGTTGCTGATACCGCTCACGCCCTCGGCGGCAAAGACCTGACTGAGCAGAAGGCATCGGTCGAGGCCTGGGCCAGGAATACCATCGGCGGTGACTACTCCAAGTACGAGCCAGCGGTCAAGGCCGCGACCGACGTCCGGCAGCTCAACCGTGTAATCGCCAGGATTCGCTCTAGAGAGCAGAAGCTGGTGGGCCAGCCTCTGCCAGAGGAAATGGCTTACACGCCAGCAGCGGTCAACACATTGCTCCACAAGGCCTCTGAGACGGCATCGCACCGGGGTTTCGCCTTCGGGGTGGCCGAGCAGGTTCAGACGACCGGCGACCTGATGCGTGAAGCCAGCTTGCGGCTCCCGCCCAAGATGTTCAAGCAGATCATGCCTGGGCTCCAGAAGATCAAGGCTGGTGATACCAAGGCCATCCAACTAGCGACCGACAAGATCAACGAGTATGTCGAAAAAGCTACACGCAACTACGAAGTCTCTGAGTTGAAAAGGGTGATGAATTCGATCCCTAAGAATAGAGAGAATGCCATACTGTTGTCTAAGGTCGAGGAGATCACCGATGGGATCGCACTTAAGACCCCGTCGCTCGACGCACTCAATAAGGCTGAAGTTTTAATCGCCAATTTCGAGGCTGACGTCGGCGACATCCACAAGGTGCTCTATGACAATGCAAGAAATATCCTGCGGGATGCTACATCCAGGAGTGAGCACCACTTGTCGACGCCGGAGCTCAGGTCGATCACTGCGGCGATCAAGATGGCGGTTAACAACGACAGACTAAAGAAGGTATTCATAGGCAAGGGCAAAGCCCGTGACGCCGACAAAGTTATGGAGTCTTCCCTCGAAGAGATGAAGGTTAGACACAAGCCTAAGCATGCACTGGAGATTGGCGAGCATGAACCTGCGACATCGAAGACCAAGGGTGCAGCCAATGCTATCGGCAAGTTGTTCTGGTCAGAGCAACACAATAATACAGTCAATGTGTTTCGCATGGCCGGTGATAAAGGCGAGACGTTCAGGACGCTGATCCGCGATCCAGAACGGAGCGAAGGAAGATTCAATCAGCTCCAGTATAAGGAGTCTTTTGATTCCCCGACTAATTTTATGAAGAAGCTCGGGTTGAAATTCAAAGACGTCGAACAGATGAGCGACAGCCTGATGTCCGGTCGCAGCCTGTCCAGGAACCTGGTGAGCAAGCTGACCGGCGGACAGGCCGGAGCTGTTCGGGTCAAGGTCGAATTGCCCGACGCTATCAGTAGCTATGGCAAGAGAGCCAAGAGTATCAAGATTACTCCGGCCCAGAGAATTCATTTCCTGATGCACATGCTCGATCCTGATACCAGGCATCAAGTGCTGAAGGATACATCAGAGGGTATTACTTTTGATGGAAGACAAGCGTATAAGCTGACCGCAAGAGACATCAAGGCTATTCAGAAATCCGCGACCAAGACCGAGGTGGCCATTGCCCAGGAGCTCCACTCCAGGTTCAACTCGCCGGAGCTGATCGCTGAGATGAATCGCGTATCAAATTCCACGATGGGATTTGACGTCTTCACCAGGACCGACGTCACTCCCCGCCGCCGGAGCTTTAAGTTCGAAGACAAGGAGCCGAGCAGTTTTATAGAGACATTCACCAAGGTTGCCCTGGAACGCATGGGCATCCTCAAAGAGCGGAAGGGTGGCAACCAGCCGATCCATGTCGGGGATGCGTTTAGTGAATTCTTCGCCGGTATGAATCGACGGTACAAGTTCATATCCTCCGCCGAGTCGGTGCATAACGCCAAGCGAATGCTCGGTAATCAGAAGTTCCAAAACTCCGTACTCGACAGGTTCAAGGGCGGAAAGAAGATGCTCCGCAGTCTCAATGAGATGGTCGAGAAATTCGAGGGCCTGGAAACCAAGCCGCGAACGGTGCTCGACCAGGTGCTCGGCAACTTCGTCAAAAAGGCCAACGTCGGCATCCTCGGGTTGAAGCCCCAGGTCTGGGCATACCAGACATTGTCCTTGGCCAACGCGATGAACGTGATACCTGCTAAGTTTATGACTGACCCACGGGCATCTAACCCGGCACTCTTTTCCAAGACCAAGAACGAGATTCTGATGTTCGCAGATAAGAATCCGTTTGCCGCTTCCATCCGGGCAAGGCTCCTGGGATCGGCTCACAACATAATGACCCCAGATGCAGCGGTCGGTGAGAGCGTCCGGCAATTCTACGGAGCCTCAACTCCCCTTGTAGAGCTTGGCTTGAAGCCGATCCATATGGCTGACTCCGCAGTGATTATGAATATCTGGAGAGGGGCCAAACTTCAAGGCCAGTCGAAAGGCCTGAAGGGCATGGGCCTTCTCGAATACACAGCCGACCTGGCACACAAGACTATCCAATACACTCAGCCGACCTGGGGCGTGACCACCGTGTCGCAATTGGTCCTGCATGCCGCAGGTAACCCTGCATGGAAACTCCTGGTCCCAGGCCTGATGTTCAGTAGTCAGAGAAATAAGAATCTCAATATGGCGATCATGGCTTCGTCTAAATTCAATGCCAGTCAGAAGACAATCAAGGATCACGCCAGGCTGGCTAAAGAGATCAGCGTCCCGTTGTTGATCAATGCCGCCGGAGTGACGGCTATAGGTACTGGGGTTGAAGCCCTGATCCAGGGGCGTGACCATGAACTTGGCGACGTCCTGGTCACTGGAGTCAACCGATTGTTCGGCAACTGGATCATCGGTGGCGACATTGTGAACTCGGCCACCACCTATGCAAAGAACCATCTGCGTGAAGGTAAGGGCTACGGTCGACAACAGTTCATGCGTCTGAATATCATCTCCGGCGGGGCCGACCAGACCGCCGCAGGGGTTGCCCTGTTCATGGAGGGTATGAGCAAGGCGGTAGAGAAACGGGTCAACGAGACTGGCAATACTGAGTGGCAGAAAGACTTGATGCGAGCAGGCCAGAAGATCGCCACCGGGATCAGTCCCCTCACTGGATGGCCCCTCGCCGGGCCAGCCCAGTGGACACGGCGGCTGACTAATAAAGATAAAGGTCCTCAGTCGGTAGATGATCTTAGACAGAAGCTCACGCAGTACGGGAAATCGAAAGGGACCGTGGTCAAGGCCCAGAGGAACCTGGTCAACATGATCAAGAGTGACGATGTC